GTCAATCTCGAACGCGTCGTTCGCGCCGTTGACTCCGTAGGCTCTGAAGCTGCCGGAACCTCCGAAGAAGTTGTGTGTACGGAAGCGGTACTTGCGGGCGCAATCGCACGCAGCGAAACTGAAACTCTGGCTCGCGCCGTTGGCCGTTGCACGCGTCGTTCCGCCAACCTGCAGCGGCTCGTTGTCGATGAACGGCCCTCCGACGACGCCCGTCAGCGTGATGTATCCGGTAGCGTCGTTTCCGGAGGTAGACCCGGCCCACTGCACGATTCGGTGCACGGTACCGGAGGCGCCGGACGTCAGCCCGGTTATGGCCTCCCCTTCTACCGGAAGCGCGGCCGCTGTGCCTCCTCCGCCGGCATCGAATTTGATGTAGTCGGCCAGCACTATTCCGCTGGCAGTCCACCCCGTAGGCGTAGCCCGGTGCATGACCCCGACTGTCTGCCCGATATTATTCCGCCAGGCAAACGTCTCCGCGCGCAGGCGCAATACCCCGTTGACGTCCCCTTCTCCGGGGACCGTTTGAATGTCGTCTCTGTAGCTGTCCTGCGCGGCCAGAAGAAAGGTGTCTTCGGTTGCCTGATCCGGGGCTCTGCGGGCCGCCGGGCTGCTTGCCGGGTCGATGGTCCAGGTTCCGGAGTTGAGCCCTTCTCCCGCCGTGAATCCAGTGCCCCCGGTAACCTTTGTGACCCCGATCGAGTTCCCGCTGACTCCGATAACCAGGCCCGAGGTCCCGGAGATGTCCCCGGTTACCGTCGTGCCGACAGCGAGGCCGGCTGCGTCAAGAAGATCAAACCCGATGAATGTCTGCTGATGGGGACGTGGACGCCCGTCGAACCGCTCGTAGCCTTCTATCCTGCGGTACCCGTCGTTGTACCATGGCTCGAAGTTGACGCAGGTCTGCAGTCGGCCGGCCTTGACCGACAAGCCCGGGCTCACGATGTCAAGCCCGCCACCCAGCGGGAAGTACTTCGTCCTGGTCGGCATCCCATCCCCGTCCGCCGACTACCAACCGTCGTAGTCGCCGTTGTCCGCGATCACTTCGAAACCCCCGCCTGTCCGCAGACGGGAGTAGTTTTTGTTCGGGAGCTGATGGTTCTCCAGCTCAGCGAGCCCCTCAATATACCACTCTTGCCCTTGGGCCTTGGCCTCCGCCGCCCCCTCGAAGTTGGCGTACCGGACGAGCGCGAGCCCGAGGATCGCGCTTTCATGGTACTCCTCCGGGATCAGCGAAACGTCGCCATTCACCGACATCTTCACCGGGCGGCGATAGTAATCCGCCTCAATCGTGTAGGCCCCGTCCGGCGTGACATCAAACAGAAGCGAGTTATCCGGCATCACGATCACCATCCCCGGGGGTCCTTGGATGGTGCGGTTGAACACGACGTGCTTGACCTCTTCGTACTCCACCGCCCGAAGCGGATTCTTCTCCGTCTGCCCGGGGTATGTGATGGTGAAGGTCTGCAGATCCCACGTTTTCAGGTCTGCCGGCTTCGCCAACGAAGGAACTCCGGGACTGGTGACGTTGCCAGTCTGAAAAGTCGAGCGCAGAAACTTCCAGTTGACCCACTTACTCTGGATTTTGTAGTCCGCCTCCCGGACCCACTGAACAAGCCGAAGCGATTCCCCTCGCTGATTCGCTACGGAAGTGGGCGCCACCCCGGCGGCGCCCGACTCCCTGTGCAGTGCTTGGACCAGCTCGAGAAAGGTGCTCACATCGGATACTCTTGAAGTGTATTGCCCCGCTCGTGCGCCACCGGTCCGCAATAGATCGCTACGAGAGTTCCGTCCTCCGTGACAACCCCGGCCTGCAGCACTTCAAGTACCGCCTGTTGGCACCCATAGCCGTCACGCACGCGCATACGCACGGTCTCGCAGATGCTCATATCGGAGGACAGACAGCCGATGAGCACCAGCTCAAGCATCGTCTGCCCGCTCTTCGGCGGCGAGGGCGGCCCGGTCTTCCCGTCGCTTCCGGTTTTCGGCCTCGTTCAGCCCCTCCAGCGAAAGCAGCTTTCGAACCTTCTCCGCTTTCCGCTTGGCCTCTTCGGCCTTTTCCACTGCCTTCGTTCGCTTGTTGGCTGCCTCGAGTCGCGACTTCCTCGAAGGATCTTCCCCGACATACTCGAATTTGTCGTCGAAGTATACGCCGTCCTGGTTGTAGCGGCGCTTGTCCTTCGGATCGAGCGTGATCATGGTCGAATACGGCAACTCAAGATCGAACTTCGGTTTCTCGTTTGACACGGGTGTTCCCTCTTAGAACCTGCGATGGGGGTATCGGCCGACCTTCACGTCGTACGGGGCTGGGCGGCGAACCGTGGAGCTGCTCACCGGCTTCCCGCGCAGGGATACGTCATCGGTCCAGTCGCTGCGCGGAGCCTCGACTTCGCTCTCGCTGAAGTTTTCGTAGGTGGTGTCGATCCGCTTACGACCGCTGACACCCTCATCCAGCGACGCCATCATCTCGAAGCTCGAGACGACGTCCATCATCTGGTCGGAGTCGCTTTCTACGATCTGAAGATCGTCCGCGACGTAGTCGCCCACAGACGGGGCGGGGTAAACCGGCTTGGCTGCCATCATGACCTCCTTGAAGCGGGGGCCCAGTCGAGCCCCCGCTCATCCTTTAGCACTACGAAGGTACGTCAGTCCTTACAGCCTTCCAGCATGAAGGACTGACCGCCCTTGCTCACCGACTTCTCCGTGCGCTTCCCCTTGATCTGCCGGGTGAACCCCGGAGCCGCGGAGCCCTGCTCGTTGAACGTGGCGTCGCACATGGTCGTATCCGAGTTGAAGTCCATCCGCTCGGAGAGGCCAGTGCCTACCCCGGTCGACTCCTTCTCGTTGTAGCCGGTGTTGGCCGAGATCGTCTTCTTGAAATCACCCTTCATGGGTCAGTCCTCCTTAGAACCAGCCGATGGTGAGGCTGATATCCGCGGCACCGGCGGTCGCGCCGCCGTCCGAAGACACCTCGACCACCGTATCGGCGGGAAGCTCCGAGCCGGCCTTGATCGCCGCGTCGGAGGCAGAACCACCGGAGTTGGCTGCAGAGACCGGAATGGTCATCGTTACAGGGGTCGTGACGCCGACGCCGGTGTCGACCGTGATGACCGACGGCGCCACGGTCACATCCGTGGTCACGATGTGGGTGAGGCTCAGGACCCGGCCAGACGCGCCGGCAGGACCGATCACCCGGCCCAGAACCGCTGCAGTGGCAACCGCAGCGGCCGGGAACCGGTAGGAGACCTCGATAGGATGGTCATAGCTACGCATTAGCGTGTTCCTCCGTTGTCAGTTGCTTACTGGGAATCCCAGACCAGGATGCGGTTCTCGCCCGGATTCGCGGGATCGTTGTGGACGATACCGTAGCCGAGCAGAGCATACCACGCGACGCCGCGGCTGCGACCGAAGTCGGTCGGGATCTTGCCGCGGATCTCCTCCGGGATCGAGAAGGCCTCGACGACCGTGTCCTGGCCGAAGAAGAAACCCTTGTCACGAACGCCGTTGGCGTCCGGCGTGGTCCAGCCCGACTGCAGCGTTGCGGCGCTGACGTTGGTCTGGGTCATGAACCGGATGCCTTCGTAGCGACCCTTCTCGCCGTTCATGATCACGTGCCAGCCTTCGGAGACGTACTGGTGAATGCTCTCCAGCTCGTTCTTCATGGCTCGCAGCGCACGCGGACGGAACAGCGCCATGTAGTTCACCCCGTCGTACGTGGGGATATCACGCTCTTCCATGGTGTCCGCGATGAGCTTCACGTGCCCGGTGAGCAGCGCCACGTTGTCGGAGGCCGCAGGGGTCCCGTTCTCGGTGACGGCGATCGCCTCGGAACCGGCGGCGCCGGTACCCACGACGCGGAGCTGAGAGGCGTTGAACTGGGCGTATGCCGAGCCGTCGAGCGCCTTGCGTGCGTCGTTCTTGAGCACCTTGTGGATGATCTCGGTAACCGGGTGCTCCGAGAGGTCGTCGAGCTTCTTGGTGAAGGGGACCGAGTTGCCGTACTCCGTAACCGTCAGGCTGGCCTGATGGATGTTGAAGTTGGTCTCCGGCATCTCCTGAGTCTCCTGGAGAGTGCCGCCCTGGTCCTGCACGTCCGAATAGACGTTCCAGTTGAAGGTCTCGCCCTTGCCCAGGCCGAACGCCTCTTTGGCGTCGCAGACTTGGCGAAAGCGTACCGTCGGCTGGAGTGCGGTGCGCAGCTTGCGCGACAGATTGGGGGACCACATGTAGCCGCCCAAACTGTTGGTCTGCCAGACTTGTCCTGCCATTGTACCGATCTCCGTGTAAGTGGTTACACGGCCTGACCTCGCGCTTCCCTGATCGCTGCCAACACATCAGCAGGCGATTCGGGTTGCTCCTCCGGCTCCCGTTCCTGGGTTCCCTGCCGGCTCCGAGGTAAAGGCCGCAATTGGCGTTTACGCTCCTGCCGATCGTTCTGGGCTCCTTCGTTCTGCTCGGAGATGCTTTCGCCCTTGAGGCGGTTCATCCACTCGCGTACTTGCGCACCCGCTTCCAGCATGACCTGACTGGGACTCCAGTCCGGATGTTCCTCCGCGATCGTTGTAGCCATGCTGTCCGCCGCAGCAAAGAGCTTTTCGTCCTCGAAAATCTCCGGGTAATCCTTGCGCAGCGTAGCCAGCCCCGCTCGGATATCCTTTTCGTATTCTCGAGCCTCAACTCTCCGCTCGGCAGCCTGCTCCGCCCGCTTCACGATCTCTTCGATGTTGACTTGGGTGGCCTTGGAGGCGCCCTTCGACTTCACCAGAAGACTCGCAAGCTTCGCAGCTGCGTCTTTCTCGGACCCATGAAACAGGTCCGAAACTACCTGCTCGGCCTGAGCGATCAGGGCCGCTTCGTCGATATCGGCGTCCGGTTCGGGTGGCCGATTCTGCTGCTGGGAGAGGATCTCCTCGTACTTGCTCTGCAGGAGCATTGCCTCTTCCAGTCGACGCTGCGCTTCCTTCTCCTTCTCAGCCGCAGACTTCAACCTCTTGTCCGCCGCTTCATTCTTTTGAAGGGCGGCACGGGCCTTCTCGAGCGGCATCAGCCGCGTCTGCCCGTCAACGACCATCCGAAACATCGGTTGGCCGTTTGCATCCAACTCGATGAACTCGGCCAGCGGGTCGTCCTCGTACCCTTCCGGAGTACTGCTCCCCTGATTCTCGGGGTGCATCTCCTGCTGATACTGCAGGCCCTGCTCCGGAACCGGCTCACCCGCCGGCATGTCTTCTTGCCGAGTTCCCGCACGAATGGTTCGATCGCGATCGGCTGCTTCTGCAGCGGCTTCCATAACCGCCATACGTGCGTCTACACGCGTATCCTTGCCGGTATCGCTCTTCTTGTCAAGCGTTCCGGCTTCCTGTCCCTCTTCGTTCTCGAGGTCTTCATCGCCCTGTCGGGTAGATTCGAGATTCATGGTTCTCAGCTCCTGTACTCTTCGAGTTGATGGTATGCCGCCTCTCCGTCCTGAATACACTCTGCCATCCACTGCATGAAGTAGCGCGCGGCTTGCGCTTTCATCTGCAGCTTCTTGAGCTTTCTCCGCCCGAAGAAGCTGTGCAGGTTCACGGTTTCCAGCTCGTCGCGAAGCGTTTCGACCTCCTGTTTGGCACAGCCGTGCAGATAGCGTCCGACATCGCTGTGAAGAAACTGGACTGCGTTTTCACCCAGGGAGGCCTGGGCGAAGAACATTCGCTCTCGATCATCAAGAAACGAGAGCCCTTCTATGCGGGGGTCCGCCATTTTTAGCCCTCCGTAGGCTTCTTCGATCCGCCAGTTCGGATCATGTCAGCCAGCATTTTCGCGCCAACCAGGTCCCGCTGCGTTTGTGCGCGCCGCTTTGAATCCTGATCGCGGATCATAAGCTCATCCAGCTTGGAGTCCTGTCCGAGCGCCAGCGCGTCCATGCGAAGTTCGCGCTCCTGCTCGATCTTCATCCGTTCACGCTCGTCGCGCATCTGGTTGTCCTGCTCACGGATATCCAGCTCGCGCATCTTGACTTCCACCTCTCCGGGTCCAGGCGGATTCTGCTCCATGAAGGCAGCGAACTCCTCGTCCGTCATGACGAAGGTAGCGGAATCCCGGAACCCGAGCGCGCCGAAAATGGCGTCCGCGATCGGCTGTGCCTTGATGCGCTGCGCCATCCCGGGCAGCTGCGCCGTCTGGGTGACGCCGAAGATAAGCCGCTCCACCCGACGCATCGGATCCGTGTTGCCCATTCCGACGTCGACTCGGAGTACGAGGTCCTGCATCATCAGCCTGTCGGTGATCTTGTCATCGCCGAGCCGCAGGAACGCCTCCGCTTTACGCCCGGCGAGCATGAGTACCTGCTCATCGGTCTCGTACATGGCAATCAACCTCTGCAGCTGCCGCAGTACGGGCTCCATCCACGTCTCGACAAAGATCTTGATCGCATAGTCCTGCACCGCGCCGGCGGATGCGCTTGCCAGCTGCTGATTGGACACCGCCTGCCGGCCGCCGGCCGCGCCTGCATCGAAACCGCCGATCAGCGAGTCCATGTCCTGCCCGAGGAGGATCTGCTCCTGGTAGCTCGAGCCCGTGACGTCCGGCGTGTTGATCGTCACCACGTCCTTCTCGGGGTCGTTCATCATGACGCCGCCGCCGGGGACGTTTCGCACCAGTGCATCCAGATCGACCTGCGAGCCCCGGCGTACGTGGTACCGCTTGTTGAGCACCAGCTTGACGTTGTCAAGCCGCTGGTTGGCGATGGTGTTGATCTCTTCCTGCAACGGCGCGCTGTGCCCGACGTCCCCGTCCGGGTAGTTTCGATGCGCCTCTATGGTCGAGAACCCGACAACGAAGGGCCGCTCTCCCGCGCGCAGCCACGGGTACACCTCTCGCAAGGGCACCGGATCGGTCAGCAGCAGCTCTGTTCCCATCGTCCAGTACAGGTAATCCTCGCCCTCGACGCGCAGAATGTTCATGTGCGCCCAGACGGTCGTGAACTCGGTCCCCGTCTGCTCGTCGGCGGGGTCTACCCTATCCCGCCCTTCACGCGCTTGCCGCGTACGGTCGAAGTCTTGTCGCCGAGTGGCAAGGATCTCCGCCAGCGAATATCGTTTCCACACCGGCTTTTTGGTCTTCGGATCCACCTTGCCCATCATCTCGAGCGCGTCCGCCGCGTAGATCGGCATGAGGTAGATCAGGTACGGGGAGCTTGCCGCCGGATTTCTCCAATCGCACATCTGATCGAAGCGGAAATTCTCCGGCGGGATCAGGTCGCACTCCAACCGGTCGTGAATAACTTCCGTACGCTCGGACCCCATAGCCCGCATATCCCCTGTCTGCGGATCCGCTTCCTTGATCGGGCTCCCGTCGTCGTTGAACTCGGGCACCAGGGTGGTTCGCTCTTCGTACCGCCAGTACTGGTGGGTGATACAGATCCCGTAGACCTTGGTGTTCTGCCAAGCGCCGATGGCGGTCAGAAACCACGGGAGCTGGTAGTTCAACCGCTGCTCGAGCAGGACCTTGTGCACCTGCGCGGCTGCGACCGCCAGCGGATTGGTGGTGTCCCCAGCTGTTAGCGAGACCAGATTGGTGCTGGAGAACGCCGCGTTGGTGAGTGCAGCTTCCTGCTGTTTGATGCTTGCGCGAGTGCGCGGACGGAAAGTGCGAGAGCGCTTGTAGTTCTGGCGGGTGTACAGGCTTCCGGGAGCGTGCTCGCTGTTGAAGTGCGCGAG